GACTTTGAAACCCAAGTCACTCGCGGCTCGAACAACGCAAGCTTTCAAGAGGGCCATCTCGCTTTCCAGCGTACGGCCTCCTAACGCAGCGATCACGACATGATTCGTGTCATCACCATTGCCGAGGACCGGCGTAAGGTGATCAACCGCGTTGACTACTTGCGCATGCTCTGACGCTAGACAAGACAAATACAGTTGAACTGCATGCTTGATCATAGCGCAAGCCATGATGGTGGTAAGGATGCTGGTACCAGCAGTACCACTTCCCATCTTGCCCGAGATCCACATTTCAACTGTGCGCCGCCGATCTCGCACCTTGCCAGTGAATGCTTCCACAATAATGTCGGTCATTACATAGTAATCCTCGACTTGCGAATACATATCACTGCTTGGCACGACTTCAAACTGCGTCCACGGGAATTGCAAACTCTCGAACTCAACGGGTTCCCCGATCGACTGCAAGTACGCTGCATGAAGCAACGCGCCCGCAATCCACAACTTCTCAACAGCCATCAGGGGCACGACGCCGATGTAAACGAATGGCAGCAACGCCATGGCCAATACACAGAGAGACCACGAGCCGTCACACGCCTCAATATCAAAATTGAGGATGAACCATCCGATAGCAACCATATCGTTGCTTGTCGGGACAGGCGCCGATCCGGCGCTGAGAGCGCGAGCCAGCCATTTGTCAGCTAGCTCGTGACTGTTGCCGGTGAAGCGCGTAAAAGTCGCGGGTTGATCACGCGACTTGTACGGCTCAGCGTCGTACTTCTGCAACAACTTAGTCGCAGCGTAAAACAGCTGGTTAATCGCGAGACATTCACGATCACTACCTGCTACAATCAATCGAGATTTGCACGGTTTAACATTACCAATGAGGACCGACTCATTAGTCTTTGGACTGGCCGTGCGAGTGCGGCTGGCGCGTCTACCTTCGCGCCGAGAGTCCATGAGCTCGAGTTTACCCTCGCGCTTCAATTTCTCTCTGTATGCAGCCACACTCTCGTCTGAGTCAAGCAACTCGCCCGTTTGACGAGCAAGGTCACAAGACTTAAGTAAAGATCGATAAGCCGGCGTCGACATCAGCAGAGCCACGGTTGTGGGCGACGGTGGCTCGCGCACTGCTGACGCATAACGCCTATTAAACGACTGAACGATGTTATGATTGCACGACTGTAATCGCAATGGGATGGGTGCGTTCTCTACGCAGTACATCAACCATGACCTGGTACGGGTCGGATGTGCAGTCATGCGATAACGAATCGCAATCGCATAATAAGACTTGTCGACGAAATCAAACCCGAGCGCAGAAGCCATTTCTAAGGCTAACTTGCAGACATCTTTATAGGAGTCCTCGGAGGAACGGCCGTCTATGCGCGGAAACTCAGCGAAACAGGCTTCAAAACCCATCACGCTTTGTGCTTCGGCGCACGGCCCCTCAACTCGAGCGGCACAACCGCGAACGAGCTCAGGAATGAAATCTTTTAGGGCGGAGCCTTCGGCCGTCACAACGAAAAATTCGTCTAGACGCAGCATGGCACACCACCCCGCCGCCTCAGGCCACGGTGCGAAAACGCACGCGTAGTTCCAAAGCAGATGCGCTGTCACCCGCGCATAAGGTCCCGGCATTGGCAGAGTGTAGCTAACTAACTCAACGCCAACATGGGCCAGGAAGGGATACATAGTGGCTCTTTGGACCGCCAGGCCTAAGTGCTCTAGT